GCAGTGGTTTCACCCCCTTCACAATTGGTCAAGGGCTATGGAATCTTCCCACCCAAAGCGTAACATTTGGTGCAATCGGCAATTCAGTATTTTCACTTAAAGGTGGTAAGGATTACGGGGATAATGGTGGAATGCTACCAACTCTTGCAAATATTATTACGTCTTACCAGTTTTTTGTTGATGCAGATAAGTATCCTATGGACTACCTGATTATGGGTCCGGGTTATACTAATAAGATTGATTCACAGGCAAAGGCAAATCAACTTATTTCTATCGCAAACCAAAGAAAAGATTGTATCGCAACCATTTCTCCTCATCGTTCGGATGTTGTTGGTTTAACAAATACTGAAACTCAGACAAATAACATTATCGAGTTCTATACTAGTCTCTCTAGTAGCTCATACGCGGTATTTGATACCGGTTATAAGTATATGTTTGACCGGTTTAATAATCGCTATCGCTACATTCCTTGCAATCCAGATATTGCAGGTCTGATGATTCGTACTAATATTGGTGCATATCCTTGGAACTCTCCCGCTGGTCAACAAAGAGGTGTTCTTAACGGTGCTATCAATCTTGCATATAGCCCAGATAAGAGTCAAAGAGATCGTCTATATCCAGCTCGCATTAATGCCATTGTAAATATTCCAGGATTTGGTCCAACCCTATGGGGCGACAAAACTGCTCTGGGTTATGCTTCTGCCTTTGACCGTATTAACGTTCGTAAGCTGTTCTTAACTATAGAGCAAGCTATTAGTTCAACTGCAAATTCAACTTTATTTGAGAACAACACCGAACAAACTCGCTCCAACTTTATCAATATCGTTGAGCCATATCTTCGGGATATTCAAGCAAAAGGAGGTCTATATGATTTTCGAGTTATTTGCGATAAATCAAATAACACAGATGATGTTATTGATAACAATGAGTTTAGAGCCGACATTTACCTTAAGCCAGTTAAGGCAATTAATTTCGTAACTCTTACTTTCGTTTCCACTCGCACGGGTGTAAGTTTTGAAGAAGTAACAGGTCGCGCTTGATTTATAACTAACTAATATAAAAGGAGTTCTCAAACTAAAATGGCAACATTAAAAACAATCACCGGCTTTAAATCTAGACTATCAGGAGGCGGTGCTCGCTCTAATTTATTTGAGGTTAGCATTCCCGCATTTCCTAATATTGTTCCAGGCTGGGATAACGATACATTTACATTTATGTGTAAAGGCGCCCCAATCCCAGCATCCAATATTAACCCGGTAGACGTAAGTTTCAGAGGTCGTATTCTAAAAGTTCCCGGCGATAGAACTTATGATCCCTGGTCCATTACCGTTATTAATGACGAAAACTTTAAGATTCGTGCAGCCTTTGAATCCTGGTCAAATTCTATCAACCGTATGGAAACGGGTACTGGCGTAACACGGCCCGAATCTGTTATGGCAAACCTTGCATATGTTCACCAGCTTGGCCGAGGTTACGATAACGGAATTGAATCTACCCAAGTTTCAAATGCAACAAATGGCACCACAGTAAATCCAATTCGCACTTATATTATTCACAACATCTGGCCAACCAACGTTAGTTCTATTGACCTCAACTGGGATTCAACCGACCAAATTCAGACCTTTACTGTAGAGTTCCAAATGACACATTGGACTGCTGGTAACGCTAACGGTATTACTGACCAAGTAAACGCCCCAATTTTCTAATCTAAATAAGTCAAACAAAGGTAAACTTTATTAATGGCTAGATTATTTGGATTTTCTATTGAAGATAACGATAAAAAATTATCTAAAAATATAATTTCGCCGGTCCCCCCTAATAATGATGATGGTTCCGATCACTATTTGACAACCGGCTTTTTTGGTTCTTATGTTGATGTTGAAGGTGTTTATAGAACAGAGTTTGATTTAATCAAACGTTATCGGGAAATGGCGCTTCATCACGAAGTTGATAGCGCCATTGAAGATATTGTAAACGAGGCAATTGTATCGGATACAAACGATTCTCCAATTGAGATTGAACTTTCTAATCTTAATGCAAGTGATGGAATTAAAAATGCGATTCGTCAGGAATTTAAAGCAATTCTTGAAATGCTCGATTTTGATAAAAAGTCTCACGAAATTTTTAGGAACTGGTATATTGATGGGCGGCTTTATTATCATAAACTAATTGACATTAAAGACCCACACGCTGGAATTCAAGATATTCGGTATGTGGATGCAATGAAAATTCGCTATGTTCGTCAAGCGAAAAAGCAAAAGAAAGATATTCTTGGTCCAAAAATGTATGGAGATCAAGGGCCAAATGAACAAGTTTTTCCAGAACTCGAGGAATATTTCGTTTATAGCCCCAAACAAACATATCCAGTAGGTGCAGCAGGTATGACCGCTGGTGCGGAAAAGGGAATCAAATTTACAAAAGAATCAATTGCATATTGCACATCCGGCTTAGTTGATAGAAATAAGGGAACATCTCTTTCATATCTCAATAAAGCAATCAAAATTCTCAATCAACTTAGAATGATTGAGGATAGTGTAGTCATTTATCGTCTTAGTAGAAGTTCAGAAAAAAGAATCTTCTATATTGATGTAGGTAATCTGCCAAAACCCAAGGCCGAGCAGTTCCTTCGTGAGCAGATGATGAAGTATCGTAATAAGATGAACTACAATAGCCTTACCGGTGAAGTAGATACTTCTCGTAAGTTTATGAGTCTTATGGAAGACTTTTGGTTCCCACGTAGAGAAGGTGGTCGCGGAACTGAGGTTACTACTTTACCGGCGGGCACCGCACTTGGCGAATTGTCCGATTTAGATTACTTCAAACGTAATCTATACAAAGCACTAAATGTACCAGAGACTCGCATCGGCGGAGATAGCGGATTTAACCTTGGCCGTTCAACTGAAATCCTCAGAGATGAAGTTAAGTTCACAAAATTTGTGGGAAGACTCCGCAAACGCTTCTCTCAACTTTTTATTGACCTCCTAAGAACTCAACTTCTACTAAAGAATATTGTAACTCCAGAAGACTGGAAGAAAATGGCTGAACATATTCAGTTTGATTTTCTATATGATAATCACTTTGCCGAACTTAAGGAATCTGAACTCTTCACCGAAAGGCTCAATATGGCATCTATGGCAGAGCCTTATGTTGGAAGATATTTCTCACAAGATTATTTGCGCCGCAAGATTCTTCGTCAGACTGATGAGGAGATTATTGAGCAGGATGAAATTATGGCAAAGGAGATTGAAGACGGTATTATTCCCGACCCAAATGCACCAGTTGACCCACGAACTGGTTTACCCTTAGATGTGACGGCCACTCCCCTAGAAGGCACTCCAGGCACCCCACAGGGTTCTCCAGTAGCCTCTGGCGCAGGAAATAACATAAACGGTCAATCTGGCAAAGTTCCCGTAGAACCCGATATTAAACCCAAAGAACCCAAAATGCCTAAGGGTGGAGAAATCTAAATAGACTTAGTTAATTTATAACAAAATGGAAGACCAAGACCTACTTGATTTAATTGCTGCAGACGAGTCACCAGCACAAATCAGTGACATTATTAAAGGCATTATTTCAGCTAAGGCACTAGAAAAAATTGATGCTCTAGTTCCAGAAGTTTCCGCTTCACTCTTTAATGGTTCAGAGGATGAATGAACGAACTCAAAGATTTCTTTGGGGCCGTAAGTAAAGAAAAATCAGAATAATTCAAACGTGGACATTTTGAAGGAAGCTCTTTTCAAATTTCAATTAGAAAGAAATAGTCTGACTAAAACACCGTTTGAAATAACCCTGGCGGCTGCAGCTAATGCCAATGACTCCAAAATTCACGCTTCCATAGATTGGTAGGAAATTAGTCGTTAAGTTTATAAATAATAAGTAAGACCGATTTATAATAATGCAAATCACTAAACTTATAGAAACTCAGGTTTCAACCCCTACTACTACTGGAGCTGCCACCAGTCTTAACTCTGCAACTTGTGTCCGAATCTGTAATGATACGGTGGGGTCAGTTGCAGTAAGTATTTCAACTTCTGTTGGTGCATCTCCTACACTAGTGTTTACGATTCCTCCAAATTCTGTAGAGTTTTTACAAAAAAATCCAACAGATGTTATATTCACAGGGTC